GTTGATCTTGACCGACTCGTACAAAATACGTCGGACCTTATTAATCAAGTGAGGAATTCCTCTATTGATGAAATGGTCCTTGTAATTCTCGAGAAAGTCTTCCACGGCCTGTTCGTAAACAGACAGATTGATGGCACACAGACTTTGAAAGCTGAGAGGGTTTCCCATAAGTTGACCCTCAGTCGCCCGAAAAAAGACAGGTACCTCGATTTGGGGCTCTTCATCAGAACCCTTCTTCTTCTCCTTTTTCTCTTTTCTTTTCTTAGCCTTATCACTAAGTACCTCCTTTTGGGGATCATAGCCTAATCGTTCGATAGTCTCTGCACGGTATTTTGACCGGCGTAGACGCTCTAGGACTTTGGCTTTCTTCAGAGGATTGGAGTACTTAAGAAGTACTTCAACTTTATCCTCGTCTTCAAGGAAGATGGGCAAGAGCTGAGAGGGAGTAAGCTTTATACTACTATTAGGAACATCACTAGGATATCTTATAAAAGACTCGTCCTCCAATGATCGCATAATGTGATCATATTGTGGAAGACCAACTAGTGGTTCAAAGCAAGCAATCTGAGCCTCTTTGTAGAGGGTGTCAGTCGCTGCTTGGTATTCGACCGAAGCAAACTCCATAGGGAAATGAGAGACAAAATCAAAACCCTCTTCTTTGAGGGAATTGAAGTTATTGAGAACTGTCTGAAAACGCTGTTCAACCGCCTTTCGTAGATCAACATCGAGCATAGTGCCACACTGTTGACGCTTCCAAGCATTTAGCATGGCTCCTTGAGCCGGCTGAAAAAGCGTGTAGCTTAACCCAGGACCGCATGTTACCATACGGTATTTCCCAGGTTCGGCTATAGCAGAAGCCCGAAGTCTTCGCTCCTCAGATACACGTTCAAGGATTTCTCCTAAACGTTGGGGTTCGAATTCGTCAATGGTTTGTCCATTATTGAAAACGTAATCGTTGCCTAGTCTCGTGGCGGTTAAACACCAATCCTCTTGAATCAAGCTATTGCTCGTTCTTGAGATGAGACGGAGGTATTCCTCCTGTCGCCAACGGTCGATCTCCAGATCTAGAGATCGCCCCAATCCGAGGGCTGATATGTCCTCTTTCTTTGGCCAGTTCGCGTTACTAAACAAGCCCCTTGACCCGCATACCTTTCTCGGACGAGAATGGCATGCATTGGTCGATGGTGTGAATTTAGTTCCAGGAACTGTCGACTCGGTATGATCTTTGAAGATTCGTCGAGAAACGGTTTGAATCCGTTCTCGCATCTGAGGATCAAGCACCCGAGTTGGTAGTGTAAAACGTTCACGATGTCCCTCATAAGCCTTAATTTCCTTTGCTTTTTGTAAAGCAGGCCACATCTGTTTACTCCCTTTTTGGAGAGAGTAGACGAAGGATGCGTCCCTTCGGAAAAGACTAAGACGGACGAACGTTCGACAATAGCCAAAGAAGAGTTCATTCTGAATAAAACCGGCTTTTGCTGGTGGTTCAGAGTTCTCAAAACATTTCGCCAAGAGCTTATCAATGTGATATTTGACAAAGGTCTGCAAATCGTCATTTTCATTTTCATAGAGACTTAGAGTTTCTACGGTTTTGAAGAAGGATTCGGAAAACCTATTATAGTCAGTAGCCCTGGAGAAGACGAATTGTTTGTCTCCCATGGTTGCTGCCTTCTTAGGGTCAGCGAAGGCGCCGTTATCAGCGCCTTTTGCCAAGTCACGGTCTAATGACTCGACGGGCGGGAAGAAATAAATTTCTCCCCTGTACTCCATCACTGAAGTACTACCTCTCTTTTGAGAGCGGACACCTTTCGGTTCCGATTGCCCCAGAGTTTTGGATGCTATCCTAGATAGAAATATCCATAAAAATGACCTGACCACTTTCCAGTTTTCCTTATTAGAAAAACCTTTAAATGATGGCCGATTTCGATAGATC